ATCTAAAAAATACAATAATCATTTTGGTGTTAAATACAGAAAAAAAGGTAAATATGTTATTTATGCTGATGATACACCCAATGATAAATTTCAAGTTTATAAATCTGCATGGTATTCTTATAGAGACCACTCAAAACTTTTAATATCTTCAAGATATAAACACTTGACTAAACTTAAAAGAACAGATTATAAATCATGGGCAAGAGGATTACAAAAAGCAGGTTATGCTACTAATAAAAACTATGCTAAAATATTAATTCAAATTATAGAACAATATAATCTTACAAAATATGACAAATAACACAGTTCAATTATTAGGCTATTATGGTAGTGATACCATAATAGCTTGTTCAGCATGGACATCTACTTCAAGAGAATTATCAGAAGAAAAAAAACAACGTATTCCTAAATTAATTAAAGATTTATGGTCTAATGGACATGAAACACCATTTGAGAAGGCTACAGTGCATTTTTTAGTGAATTGTGATATTGCTTCACACATACATCTATTAAAGCATAGGATGGCTTCTATTAATGCAGAATCAGCTAGGTATAAAGAGTTAAAGGAAGATAAGTTTTATGTTCCTACTGAATTTTATAATTTAGGTTATGATGAAAGTAATATTTCATATTCTACTCAACATTTATTTAGAAAAATAGATACTTGGGGAGGAGTTCTTGAAGAATTTACTAACATTAGTAATGAACTTTATCATGAATGTTTAACTCAATTAACACCTATACTTGGTAGAAAAAGAGCTAAGGAATCTGCTAGGTTCTTTAAAACTTATAACTCTCAGATACAAGCTGATGTAATGTTTAATATGAGAAGCTTTGCTAACTTTCTTAAACTTAGAAATAGTGAGCATGCTCAGGTAGAGATTAGAGAAATAGCACAGGAAATGTTAGAGTTAGTAAAGAATATTGAAGGTAATCCATTTGAACACACATTAAAAGCTTGGGAATAATTATATTTGTAAAAACAAAATAGTCAGGTGGCGGAATGGTATCCGTTACTAATGTGGGAAGACCCCTGCAAAGTTCTAAAACCACACTACAGGTTCGAATCCTGTCCTGACTACTTTTTAACTAACAAAAACAAATAAAATGATAATAGCATTTTACTTCTTTATTGGAATTATTATATTGATTAATCAATTAAAACAATTGATAAGAAATAATCATCCTTTAAAACCTATAAATAAATTTCAAGAACAAGAAGAAGATGCTATTTTTTTATATCCTCATATAAATTCAGAAAATAACAAAGTTGTATTTTTCTATGAAATAAATGATGAAGCAAACTTGCAAATCATTATATTAAAAAAAGATACAATTGTTATTCAAGAAATAATGTATGGGTCTAAATATGAATTAATACAAGAAGTAGAAAATGTATTTCCTGATGAGGAAATAAATATTTTTGTATTCAATATGAATTAATTTATAACCCCTCCTTCCTTCACTTTACTTTCACTTATTTTGGACATCAATTTTATAAACCTATAAACCTACAAAACTATGAGATTCTCAATCAATCAGTTCTTATTTGAACCAATAGATTGGCTGAAAATTTCTGCAAAAAATGCAGAAACAATTAGGCACTTATTACAATTTGAGTCATATGACTCTAAAACATTTATAGCAAAAATGCTAAATAATGAAATACCCATTTGGGTATTATTGTCTCATAGATGTATTATTGATGGTGAATACAAATTTGTATTTAATATGTCAGAATACAAAGAAGAAGAAATTGGCAGATATATAGCAACAATTTTACAAAATGCTATTGATTCAAATGACAAATCAACAATGAAAAAAATAGCAAGTAATTTAAAACTACCACAAGCAAATAAAAGAAAATCACTAATTGTTAAACAATTACACAAACAAAGAGAAAAACTTTATAAAATAATTAGTGATCAAATGAACTGGAAATATGAATTATTTCCAAACTATATAATTTTCTCAGATATGAGAAAATTTAAGAAACAAGCTGTTTAAGTTTGTTTTAGTTTTAAGGGTTTTTATAGAAAGTTAGAGTCTTTGTAGCAATACAAAGACTCTTTTAGCAAACAACCAACTCTATATATATTTAATTAACTACATTTTTCAAAACAATTTAAAACAACAAAATTATGAGTAACGCAAGCAATGTATCAACAAAAAAAGGTAAAATTACTTTTTCCAGACTTTACACTAATAACTATCAAAAACAAGGGTCACAAACTCTTGAGATTAAACAAGTTATTAAAACTGTATCTTCTTACCCAAGTAAGAAATACAATAGTAACCTACAAGATTCTTTATTTTCAGAAAGTGATTTTGGAGTAGAAACCAATGTTTACACTAGTGAAGAAACTAGAGTAGCATGGATTCTTGTACCAGATTCAAAAACAGAAGATGAAATTAAAAGAATGGTAACAGCACTTAGTGCTGAAGCATGTATTTACAAAGTATTATCTAATGAACCAATATTAGATGATAATCAAAAAAGTGCTATTCAAAATGGACTAAAAACATTAGAAGAATTTGCTATGAGTCAAGTAGTTAGATATCCTGACACTCATTCTCAAGCAGGTGAATGTATTTTAGATTCTGATAGCAATGTTCAATATAGAAGAACATTTTTCTCTAAAACTGCTAAACAAGATGTTGACACCAGAGGAAATGGTAAAATCTATGTACCTGAAGAACTTCAAGTAGAAGTTTATGGTGCAAATCAGTTTTAATAGTTTATAAAAGAAACCTTACTGTTAGTCACTTTATATAAGATTGTAATATATTTTATTATAATTTTATTAGTGACTATTCAGTAAGGTTTTATTTTTTTTTAATTTAGCCATTCCTTAAAATTTTCAACATGGTAGATTTAATTTATGATATTGAAATATATCCAAACTTATTTTTAGTTTGTACAAAAAACTGTGCAGATTTAAGTACAAATTACTTTGAAATATCTCCCAGAGAAGATAAAAGAGTAGAGTTATTATCTTATATAGGAGATAAAAGATTGTTTGGATTTAATAATCTTAACTATGATGCAAAAATGTTAGAGAGATTTCAAAAGAATCTACATTTAAAAGGTAAGGATTTGGTTAAGATGTTAAAACAGCATTCAGATAAATTAATTACAGATGAGAAATATAATAAATTTCAAAAAGCTATTGATTTACCTAATGTAGATTTATTTTTAATGCATCACTTTGACAATGATGCTAAAAGAACTTCATTAAAACAATTAGAATTTGTATTTGAGATGGAAAATATTCAAGAGTTACCTTTTGAACATAACACCATACTAACAGAAAATCAAATAGAAACTGTAATACAATATTGTTTTAATGATGTAGAAGCAACTTACTTATTATACAAATACAGTAAAGAAGCTATTGAACTTAGAGAATCTCTCTCTAAAGAATACAACATAAACATGATGTCATGGAACTCACCCAAAATTGGTGAAAAGAGTTTTGCATTTAAATTAGCTAAGGAAATAGGTTCTCATAAACTTACAAAGAAAACTTATAGAGATACTATTAACTTAGGTGACATTATATTTCCCTATGTTGAATTTGAAACTGAAGGATTTCAAAACCTATTAAAATACTTTAAGCAAAAGGTAATTACAAATACCTATAAAGTATTTACTGAAATCCCATTTGAAGAATTATCCTTAATAGAAGGTCATTATAATTTACACAAAACAAAAGGTGTACAAAGAAACCTAAACATACTTTATCAAGATATAGAGTTTGTATTTGGTACTGGTGGATTACATGCATGTACTAAACCAGGTATTTATACATCTGATGATGATTACACCATAATAGATATTGATGTATCTTCATATTATCCTAATCTTGCAATTAAAAACAAATTATATCCTGAGCATTTAGGAATAGAATTTTGTGATATTTATGAGAAAAGATATAATGAAAGAAGTCAATATCCTAAAGGTTCAGTATGGAATAGTTCTATTAAATTAGAATTAAATGGTGTATATGGTAAATCTAATTCAGAATATTCATCTTTTTATGACCCTAAATATACTATGACTATTACAATTAATGGTCAACTTCTAATATGTATGTTAGCTGAAGCATTAATGCTTATTCCACAATGTGAATTATTACAAGCCAATACTGATGGTGTAACTGTAAAAGTATTAAAATCAGATATGACTAAAGTATTTGGTATTATAGATTGGTGGGAAAAACTAACTCAATTAAAACTAGAATATGTATATTATTCTAAAATGATTATTAAAGATGTATCTAATTATATGGCTGTATCTACTGAAGGTAAAATTAAAAGAAAGGGTGCAGCATTTAAAACTAAAAAAGAATTAGAATTACATGAAAATCATAGTGCAACAGTAATACAAGAAGCTATTTCTCAATACTTTATTTCCAATATATTACCAGAACAATATTTGTTACAAGAATTGGAAACTAATGGATTAAAGAATTTCTTTATGAGAGCTAAGGTGCAAAAAAGTCATAAACTTATAGCAAGAGATGGAGAACAAGATGTGATTTTACAAAAATTAATAAGATATGTAGTTACCAACACAGGTGTATCTCTTATTAAAATAATGCCACCATTAGCTAAGAATCCTGATAAAGAAAGAGAAACAGAAATTGAAGCAGGATGGAAATGTACTGTATGTAATAATTTATCAACTGTCATAGACATGTCAAATATAAATTTAGAATATTATCTTATACAAATTAAAAAAGTAATAAATGCAATCGAGAATAGAAATACAGCAAAAAGCATCGGAGAAGATATTACTGAATAATTTTAAGGGTATTATTAATGTTGCACCAAGAGTTGGTAAATCTAAAATAGTATGTGATGCCTTAAAAACTCTTAAATCAACAAAAAAGATTTTAATTACTGTTCCTTATAATTCTATTATAGAATCATGGCAACATGAATTTGAAAAATGGAAAGTAAAATCAAAAAATATTACTCTTATAAATCAAAGGTCATTATCTAAAGTAAATCTTACATCTTATAGCATTATCATTTGTGATGAAATACATACTCTATCTCAATCACAAATAGATTTGTTAAAAGAAACAACTTGTCCAATTTTAGGTGTTTCAGGCTCTATCTCTAAAGAAACTGAAAAACAATTAAGACAAGAATTAGATTTAAATATTATTTTTAAATATTCAATAGAAGAAGCAATAAATGCTGGGATAATTGCCAATTATGAAGTATATTTAGTACCTGTTACATTAAATTCTACTAACAAATACATCAAAGCAGGTTCTAAAGACAAAGAGTTTTTTACTTCAGAATACCATAATTATCAATATCTTACATCAGAATTTGAAAGATTCAAAAAGATGTCTTGGGGTAATAAAAAGTTTGAAACAGTAAAAATGACTTATGCATCTAAAAGAGCATCTTTAATTTATGAAAGCAGAACTAAAATTGAAGCAGTTAAAAAGATTATACAAGAAAATGAAAGATGTTTAATTTTTACAGCAAGAACAGAAGTTGCAAATGAGTTAGCAGATAGTTATCATTCCAAATCTCCTATTGATACATTAGATAAATTTATGTCTAATGAAATTAGTAAACTTGCAGTGTGTGAGATGACTAATATGGGTATCACTTTTCCTAACTTAAAAATAGGTATATTTCATCAGATGAAGAGTTCTGAAGAATCTGCTATTCAAAAAGTTATGAGAATGTGTAACATGGAAGATGATGAAACTGCTAAAATATACATTACTTATTATGCAAATACTGTTGATGAAGAATGGACTAAAAAAGCATTAATTGGATTAGATCCTGATAAAATTAAAATATTGATACTATGAAATTAAATCCTGAAATTGAAAAGTTGTTAGTAGAATTTAATATTGATATCTATGAAGGTCAATTGTATTTGTTAGCATGTTTTCACAATTTAGATACTGTTTATTTTTCTGAAGAAACAATTAGACAAGTAAATAGCATTGGTATTGTAGAAAGAGATTATAAAACAAATACTTTAGAATGGCATGTTGCCTTATACGATAACCAAAATATAGATTCAGTATGGGATTGGGTAAATGAATACAGAGAATTATTTGCAAGTAAAAACAAAGAAAGATCTGGTTCTAAAAAAACATGCATTGCAAGAATGAAAGTGTTTTTTCAAGAAAACCCACATGTTAGAAAACAAGATGTATTAGAAGCTACTAAAATGTATCTGAGAGGAGTTGAACCACAATATGTTAAAACTGCTGAAAGATTTATTTATGATGGTCAAGGTACATGGAAAACATCTTTATTATCTCAATGGGTTGAGAGATTGTTAGAAATTAAATCTAAACAACTTGAAGATCCCAATAGTAAATTAATGAAATAATGAATTTTATAGAAGCATTAAATCAAGGTAAATTAGGAGATAATAAAGGTTTATCTACAGGACTCCCACCTTTAGACAGAGCAATAGATGGTGTACAAAAAAAAGCTATCTATGGTATTGCTGCTGCTCCTAAAGTAGGTAAATCTACTCTTGTAGACTTTGCCTTTGTTATTAATCCTATATTGTATTGTCAGAGTAATAATATTCCTATTAGTGTAATTTATTTTTCATACGAAATTGACAGAGTAAAAAAAGAATTTGATTTTGCTTCTTATTTCTTTAACCATGATTATAACATAGATACAATAGTTCATAATGGTATTAGTTATCCTTTGTCTTCAAGATATCTTTTAGGTAAACTTCAGGATTATCAAGGTGAGTTAATACCCATGTCTAAAGAACATGAAGAAATTTTGAAACAGATTTATCAAAATAGAATAATACCCTTGTTTGGAGAATATGATATAAGAGGTCAACAAATTAAGGAAGGTGTTATTCAATTTATGGAAGACAGAGATAATCCAACAGGTATGAGAAATACTATATTGGAATATGCTAAATCAAATGGTGAATTTACTTATCAGGAATATGAAACTGTAGAGGATGGTAAAAAAGTTAAAAAGAAAAAATTATTAGGTTACAATTCTCATGATTACAAGAAAAGAACAATTATTGTTACTGACCACATTAGGAAATTAAAAAGAGAAAGAGGATATTCCATTAAAGAAAATATGGATAAATGGATAGAATACACAGTAGAACTTCGTAATTTTTGTCATTTTACATTTGTACATATTGTGCATCTTAATAGATCTATATCTAATATAGAGAGATTAAAATTCAATGGAGAATACATTTACCCAACAGGTGAAGATGTAAAAGATTCAGGTAACTTATCAGAAGAATGTGATTATCTTCTAACTCTTTTTAATCCTACTGATGAAAAATATGGATTAAGTAGACATTTTGGTTATACTTTATCAGAATATCCAAATTATAGGTCAATACATTTAGTAGAATCTCGTGATACTGAATGTCCTCAACATTTAGCAGTACAAATGTTAGGTAATGTAAAACATTTTAAAACTATTTAAATACATTAAATTAAAAACAATGGCAAAAATTCTTGTTATTGCTGAATCAGGTTTCGGCAAAAGTACCTCTATCTGTCCAAGTGAAGAACTTGGAATTAAAGGTTTAAATCCAACAAATACATTTATTGTAAATGTATCAGGAAAAGATATTCCTGCAAGAGGATGGAAAAAACTTTATAAACCAATAGAAGGTAAAGATTTATCTACAGGTAATTATGTAGATACTAATGATGGCTTAGCTATTGCAGGTTTAATCTCTATACTTAATGAAAAGAAACCTCAGATTACTAATTTAGTAATTGATGATTTTCAATACATTATGGCAGATTATTACATGGATAAAGCTAAAACAAGTGGTTTTGACAAATTTGCTGACATTGGTTATCAAATAGGTCAAATATTTAAAGCTTTAACTAAGTTTAAAGGCAATATTATTATATTGACTCACCCAGAAGAAGTACAAAATACTTATGGTACAACTTATAAAGCTAAAACAGTAGGTAAAATGATTGACCAATATATTACTATTGAAGGTAAATTTGATATAGTATTATATGGTCATCAAGAATTTGATACTAAAACTAAAAAAGTATCTAAACAATTTGTAACTAATTTTGATGGCAGATATCCTGCTAAATCTGCACCTGGAATGTTACCAGGATTAATGATAAATGATTTAGGATTAGTCATTGAAATGGTTGACAAATATTATTCAGGAGAGTAATTATTTATTTTTTCACTTATTAAAAACAAAAACAATGGATCAAATTAATTTAAAAATCTCAGAAGTATTAACTGCTTTGGACAATGGAATGACAAGAGATGACATTCAAGAAAAGTACAATTTATCAACAAGACAATTAAAAAGTATTTTTCAACATCCTAAATTAAAAGGAAAGAAAACTAAATCTATTCAAGTTTTAGTAAATCTTGTAGATGATTTAGAAGTAGAAACAGTACAACAAATTAGTGAACCAAATTATCAAATTATTTAATTATTTAAAATTTTATTTATGTACGGCTATCAAAGTGATGACAAACAATCTTCTTCAATGTCTTTTGGTTTAAATCAAAAGGTTAATCTTATTAAATTAGAATATAATCCAAATGGAGGTAAAGACAATACTCCACTAGAATGTTTGGATGTATCTTTTGAATTTTCTGGTGGAGGAATTAGAAGTTGGAGACAATTTCCTGTAACTCAAGCTATTGATAAAGATGGCAATAAAGTTACTGATAAAAACTCACCAGAAATGAAAGCAGCATTTAATGAGTTTAATCAAAAGCTTACTCAGTTAATGAAATGTTTTGTTACTGAACAAGATTTAAGAACAGCTTTATCAACAGTTCATAACTTTAAATCTTTTTGTGATGCTTTAACTGATTTATTACCTAAAGATTTTTCTTACAAACCTATTGATGTTTTCTGTCAATATCAATGGCAACCTAAATCAGGTACTGATAAAAAGTACATTGAGATTCCTTCTAATGTAAAACAAGGTAAAGTATTTATTGAAACTGTAGAAGGTAATTTTAATCCTATTGTTATTAAAGATGGAGTAGCCACTTATCAAGGTACTACTTATACTTGTCAGGTAAATGGTAAGAAAAGTAGTGTTGAAATAAATGGTAAAACATTAGAGTTTAATTCTTCTACAGGATTGATGTATCTTTCAGAAAATGATTCTACATTTGTAATTCATCCTGTAACAAGAACAGAATGGTTTGTAAAATCTAATTTTTATAAAGATTCTAATGAAGAAGTAATTCAATCTTCATGGGATTAAATCTCTAATTATGTATGGCTATCAATCTGATGAAAATCTAACTATTGAAGAACTATTTTCTAAAATAAATCAAGAAAAAGTTTTTAATCATGTATTGGGAGATTTTAATACTGATACATATATCACTAGTCCATTTAGACAAGATGATAGCCCAGGATGTTGGGTACAATGGAGAGATGACAGATTATATTTTACTGATTTTGCAAATACCTATGGTAAAGTAAACTTAGATGCTGTTGGTTTAATACAACAAAAATATAATCTAAAACTTAAAGATGCTATATCATTTATATATGATAATTTTTATGAAAAAGATTTTCATAAAATGAATATAAAAAATAATATTGATTCAAAAAGTTCATCTTCCATTGTAACATCATCTAAATCAGATATTGAATTTTGTCCAAAACCTTTTGATGAGTATCATAAAAAATATTGGTCACAGTATGAAATTAGTTCTGCTAATTTAATAGAGGATAATGTTTTTGCTACAAAGTGGTATAAGGTAAAGGGAAGTATTTTTACACCTTTTCCACAAGAAACAACTTATACAATAAGATTTCATGATGGAAGTGTAAAAATTTGTAAGCCAAAAGCAACTGAATTTAAGTGGATGACCAATGCCACTAAAAATACAATAGGTGGTTCTTTATTATTTCCCATCTTTGGTACAGAATATTTAATTATATCAAAGAGTTATAAAGATTGGAGGGTACTTACTAATTTAGGATATACCTCTATATATTTTCAAAATGAGGGAATGTTTCCAAATATGGAAATTCTATATTATTATCTACAAATGAGTAAAAATGTAATTGTTTTATTTGACAATGATGAAACAGGTAAAAAAGCATCTTTAAAATTAGTAGAGTACATCAACAATTCATATCCATTTAAGGCAACATCATTAACATTGCCTACAGAAGAAAAAGATCCTGCTGATATTATAAAAGCAGGAAAAAAGAGCCTTTTAATTAATTTTTTAACTTTTTAATTTTTAACAATGAGAACAGTAAAAGTGTATTCCACATCCACAGGTTTAAAATTAGTTTCTTCAGATGCTACAACTTGGGGTCAACTAAAAGAACATCTATTCAATCAGGGAGTAAATGTTAATTCTATGAAAGCAGTAGAAAATAAAACAAATACTACTTTGGAATTAGATGATGCAAGATTACCTGAAACAGATTTTGTATTAATGTTATCCCCAGAGAAAACTAAATCTGGTTCTTCTTATCTTGAAATAAGAAATGAAATTAGTGTATTAGTAAAATCAAGTGAATCTGCAAACAGATTCTTTAATAATGGTAGAAACTATACTACTAAGAGTAGATCTGAATTAGAATCTTTATTGTCTGCTTGGTATGAAAATCAAGATGAGCAATCAGATAATGCTTATTCATTTAATACTATTGAAGATTGTATTAGTCATCTAATGGAAACCAATGAGTATGATTTGAGAACAAGTGATTTTGAAAGAGCATTTGAATTACTAAGAGGTGAAGTAACTATGGAAGATGAGATTAATGCTAATCTTAACACAGAAGAAGCTGAATGGTTATCTAAAATGAGAAACAACCTGTAATAGTAGTTTTTGTTTTTTAAAAGAGTGTCTTAAATAAAGACACTCTTTTTTTATTTTCTAACTTAAAATATATCACCATGTTAGAATTTGATTATTTATCTAAATTACATTTTGATGGAAAACTTAATATAGACAAACTAAATAACATAGTTAATTTAAAATACAAACACAACGATTCCTATAAAAAAATACATTTTCCATTTTATCATCATTTATTAATGGGTGCAGTAAATTCAAGAATAAGATTTGAAAGCACTATTGAATTTGAATCAGATGAACTTGAAGAATATGAATGTAACATAGATGAAAATATAAAAGTACAAAGTTTTATTAATTATAATGGAGAAAGATGGTATGTGTCAAGTATATGGGATGAAGATTATGAAGATGATGAAGGTAATATAGATATAGATAAAAGAGTATCATTAACCAGATTAATACCAAAACTTGTATTTACTATTCATTTTCCATTTTTCATCATTAGTAATACTAATAATGAAAAAAGACCTATATCAAATCTATTTGTAAAATTTAAAATGGATAAACGTGGTTCTATAATAAATAGTGAATTACATGGTTTAAGAACTACTTTTAGTTATCCAGAAGCACAAACAGGTTATATACATTCTCATTTACAATCATCAGGTGTTTTTTCTGACCTTAATAGAGTATTAGAAAAAAATACAGAATTTAAAAGATTTTGTCTTGGTAATGGTACTCCTGTAATTGCTAATATGGCATTATTACAAGATGCAATATTATCAAAATCTAATATAGCAGATTTATTTGAATTGTTTTTAAGAGTAATTGAAACTACAGTTCAACATGAATCATTAGAAGGTGTACCTTATATAAAAATAGCTACTGTAAATAATAAAGAAAAAGAAATATATAAAAGACCTAATGATCCTTTTCATTTAGTTAAATATGTTAATGCAATTGCTGAAAACTTTTCATTTAGTCCTACTATTATTTCTGATATAGTAACTATTAAAAACAATAAACTTAAAATTACTGATGATTTAAGTTTATTAGAAAAATTTATACTTGATGAAGTACCAAACTCTTATTATTCAGAATTTCTTATTATGACAAGAAATGGTGAAATAATAACAGATGCTTTACCAAGTATTAGTTTAAATAAGTATTTTTTATTTAATGGAGTAAAATATTTCTTTACAATTGGGGATAATACTGCAAATAACGATGATGTTATTGGTTTTGTTCTTGATAAAAACTTTTTAATTTATGCTAAACAAATTTTGGAGAAAAGATTCAATGAAATCTACTCAGCAACCCTCATTGAAGAAACAAGATTCTTTAATTTCTACAAGTCAGCCAATTTTGAGGAAACCTCAACTCCCTTTTAAGAAAATAGGTGACAATTTAAATGTGTTTTTAAGTGAAAAAGCATTTAATAAGATGAAATTTTTATGTGAAAACATTAATAAAATAGAATGGTCAGGTTGTATTGTATATAGCATTGAAGGTTCTTTAACACATAAAGAAAGTATTCTTATTGAAGTACATGACTTAATTCCTTTAGATAAAGGTTCTGTATCATTTACCTCTTATAGTTTTGATGAAAGGGTATTAAATTTTATGGTTGAGAATAATTACCTGGAATACAAAATAGGTCATTTACATTCTCATCATACTATGAATACATTTTTCTCAGGAACAGATTTAGAAGAAGTAAATGAAAACTCAGAATTTATTAAACCTTATTTAAGTATCATTATAAATAATAAGTATGAGTTTTCTTGTAAGTTAGCATTTAGATTAAAAGTATTGGGATCATCTGTTTATGAATATCAGGATATAGATAATAACATGAAAGAAACTTATACTAACGACAAAGATGAGTATGTAGGTTATTATGATTGTAATGTAATTGTTCCTAAATTATCTATTGATGATAAAGAGTTTATGAAACAATATGAGAATATTATAAAACCTAAACCTGTTGCAATTGTAAATAAAAATCATCAAAGTTATCAAGGTTATCAAAGCAAATTAGATTTAGATGATTGGGTTAATTACAATACTTCTTATGGTTGGGAAGGTTTTGATGATAAATCTATATTAGTAGATGATTATCCTAATGAAGATTTTATAGCTTATGTTTTAAGATTAGGTATAGGATTAAAAAACAAAGAAACATTAGATGATGTATTAGAAGACATTGATAATTTATACATAAGAGATAAATCATTTTTAGTTGAAAGCTATGCAAAAACTATGGTAGATGATTTTAGAATTTATGTAAAAGATTTCTTTAAATTAAATATGGTAGAGGATGAATTTCTAAAACAACAAATTGAAATGTTTACAGACACTTTGTATTTTAATAAAGATGCCTTTTATTTTATTGATGAACTTTTAGAAGAACTTAATAATTTAAAATTAATATGAGTAGAGAAAGATTTCAAGATGCCTTATGGTATAAAAAACCTGTCAAATTTATTGTAGGTGGTTCAGGTGGTATTGGTTCATGGGTTGCTTTTTTCTTAACCAGAGCAGGATTCAATGTAGACATTTAT